GTAAGTTCGGCCCCAGACAAATTTTTGTTCACCGTTGGGATTGGACATGTACATTGACCGAGCTTACATGGATAGAGAAATACATCCAATTTCACAAGAGATATCTAATTACTACACGCCTTGATGATGATGATAGCATATGCAGGGAATTTACAAATATAATGGCACAGTATCTACGGGAAAATAAGATTCGTGGACTGAAACTGCTCAGCCTTAGCAATGGATATTACTGGTATAATCAACCCAAGGTGGCCTATGGTATTTTTAAGCAGACAAACAAGCCATGGATTGCAATTGGATTGAGTCTGATAACAGAGCGTTCCAAGTTTCCAATGACTGTTTATTTTGGCAATCACACCAAGCTAACAGGGTATCTACGTAATTGGCAGGACCATAGGACTCTGAAAAAATATGTTGAAAAGAGCAAGGAGAATATTACTCCCAAAACATATGTAAACTATTTCGAGGTGATCCGACGCACTAAACCAATTTATATCAGGAGTGTACATGACCACAATCTACAAAGGAATGAGACCAATAAATTTCTCGATAAGAGTGGGATTGCTCTCAAGCGCGCCAGTCTCCATAGTCCAAACATGCTCAATAAATATTTTACAATAAATATTGCGGGGCTCGAGAAAGTAAACAGTGCGATTTGAGAAATACATAGAGACAATTCCCTAATTGAACATACTGTAATTACCAATGAGCAACAAGATTAAAACTATCAGCTCTCATCTCGATAAATTATTGGATGTTCCACGATGGGGTCCCAAAGAGATCGCATATTACAACATGCTGAAAGAGAAGGTCGAAAAATTTGCGCCCAGAACACAAATCATTGAGCTTACCCAGGACTGCAAAGACATCAAGAAGAACATACAGGAACAAGAATGGTTCAAAGACTCAAATTACTCCTCAGTGATCACTGGATTTCTGAGTGAGATGGAGGTGGAGCAATATGATTATGATGAGATACCTCTTGATGGGGGAGTCGGAATGAAAATAGAGACCAATCTTGTCGTACGATTTCCGAGATCCAAGTTTAAACTTTTTGTTTATTTTTTCGTTGATCCATCCGAAAAGGTTGAGTTGAAAGGCTGCACACTTCCTGTCAAGCGAACTAGTCAAAGCATGACCAAGTTCTACATCTATCTCGAGGATTATGATCAAATAAAGAGGTGTTATATCGCCTATTATGATACCGTGGACAGTATGCAGATGAACACCGAGATCAAGCTCCCCGATCTCAGTCATTTACTTCAGATTGTGAAGGTTGGTACCCCTGTTAACAAGCTCGATCTACTTCGCATGTTTGTGGAGATTATTCTCTTCTATGATGAGAGCAGGAAGATGAATCGTTGTTTTATCGGAGTTAATTATCCATTGACTATCTCTCACTTTCTCCGCGATTTCAACACGGATTGATGACAAAAATTGACCATGAGAATTAGAAATTCCAGGTTACGATTACAAATCAAGGATACAAGGTAATTCAGTTCTCCCAATCCGTGATGATGTCGAACAGGAAAAGAAACAAATCAACTGGATCGGAGCCTGTTGTTCCTGGTTTGGATCTGGCCCAGGCTCAGCGCATAAGTTCTCTGGTCCACCTGAGTGAAAGTCACCTGAGTGAAAGTCACCTGAGTGGAAGCCCCTTGAGAGAGTCAGCCACATGCAAATCCAAATCCCCATTGACCCCAGTATCAGTTGTCGATACCAGTTTCAACTCTGATTCTGACTCGGAACAAAGCCGTGTTGCCACACCTAAGAAGCGTCATCATACAAAGACGACCCCAATTAGCCTGTCCCAGTCTCAGAGATATAGATCCACCTCCATCTCTGATTCTCATGGTAAGAAAGAGCGACGTCGCCGGATGACGATGCATGGTGTAGGATTTCAGAGCATGCCAAACTTTCATCAAATTGGCTTACATAGAGCCAAAGTCGCCGGGTCTCTTTCTCCTCGTGCTGTCACCCCTATCTTATCGCCACGTAATCCTCCACCACGGTCACCACGCACTCCACGTGGTTCTATCCGAACAAGTTATATGGATGCGATACGCCATGTTCAGCGACGAAATGCTGCAACATATAGTCCTCGACCAGCAGAGATCCTTGGACTGTGTCGCTCAGGTGAGCCTATCTGCTTCTTTTATGGGGTCCAAAGCCGGAAAGAGGTGGGGAGACGTCTCATAGAACACCCAAGGCTCTGGAAACACCTCTTGAAGACTATCTGCTATACGGGAGGCTCTTCTGATATTCAACCAGAGATCCTATATGATTTATTGAATGGTCTTGAGATAGTCTTTAAACTGTCTAAGATGGATGAATCACAAGTTCACAGATATGAGTTTGTCTCCTTGCCATTAAATGAGATTCGAGCAAATGTCAGTGAAAAAAGGTATATCACTCTCATGAAAGATGGTCAGGTACAGGAGGTCATGGACTGTCATGATCCAGACCTCTTGGTCCAGAATTTTAAGCACAACTACTACAGGTATGTCCCGATCTTCAAATGGTTCCAGGAGCATGGGTTTCAAGATTTTATGAAATCTCCACGGCAAAACCTGTTCGAGATAGTTCGAGATATGGGTGTCCACAAACTGTATGGATATATTGAAAATACTTCTGTCTCCAACAAGTCATATGTTAAACTGAAGGTGGTCCCAGTATACTAGTTTAGTTCCAGGTGGGTAGGAAGGAAGGATGTATATATATAAGGGTGTTGCCATACAATATCATATGGCAACGTGTCTCACATAAATACATACAGCAAAAATGGATCTTCAATGTATTGTAGTATTCCCAACTCCCGAAGTGGAGAGCAAGCATCGACATATCATTGAAAAAACATGGATAGATGACTTGTATCGTTACTATTCTGGCGATCGCTTGAAAATACTCTTTGTCATCGGTTCAACACATCCTACTGTTACTGCAGATGCATTTACTTCATCTACATTTACTGCAGATGCAGCTAATGTAGATGACATGATCCGTACTCACATTGAAACTGTCAGGGTAAAAACTCCTCTCATCTCAACATTATTGGTCATGGGAATCAAACAAGTAGTGAGAACAGAAACGCACAAACAGGGACAGATCCTGGCTATTCCATACAATGTCTATCCGAATCTGTATCAGATTCTAACAGCTGGATGCAAGAACAAGATCAGCAACATGTTCTTCCCGTATATATCACGAACAACAAACTTCACAAAGAAAATAATCAAAGATTTAGTTAGAAATCCACCCAGGGGACTTAAAAATCTCAACAATGGCACAACCCATCACGATCTAGGCGCCATCACAAATCAATTGTATTGGACCATTAACCGTGATTCCATGTCCGGCTTGTATCAGTATCTCCATACCATTTTTCATCAGCAATACGGGAACTATTTGTTCGAATGTACTAATGTAACACCAGTCCAAGCAATTGACTCTGGCAACATAGAGGGTACACCCTCTATTGGTGACCTTGTGACACATATTTCAAACCCATGTGATGGTCGCAAAGTGATCAATGAGCCAATGTTGTTACAGACCACACGCGCTCATGCTCTCGGCAATAGTCTTGATGAATATGAAGGAGCTGTAATCATACAAAAGGCACCAACAGGATTAATTTCAACGACTGCTTTCGAACCCTTGTACTGGGCGAAATGCGAGGGCTGGACAAAGCAGATTTGCGATGCCATGATCATGAAGGCCACTACTGCCTCTGATCTTACAAAGACCTTGTACCGTGTCGAGGACAAAGATGTATTCCTCACAAGTATGTGAATAGCTGAGGACATCATGACATGATGTTGAAGGTGTATCAACATCATGACATTCATTACCATTTCGAGTGGATTTACTATTCTTGGATATAGTTGTTCCAGTATTTGCGCAAATCGATGCAATGTTCCTCCAAAAGATTCACATCAGTTCTCTTCAGACCAAGCAGGGAGCAGATACGCTCATGCGGGAACTGTTTGCCAAGCACGAGCGATTCGCTCTCCAAGATCTGATTGAGGAACTTGTCATAAATAGGATGAAGGATTGGTGGCACACTGTGGAATTTTTCCTGCACCATCTGCATATAATATTCATTCATCGATGCCATCTTCAGCTGGCCCAGCATGTCCTGAAATGGCTTGAGCAAATGAGTGGGGGTGTGAGCTTTGCGACGCTCAAGACTATGAATAAGAAAGTGTGCCCCTGCACATTGGTCCTGATGACCAGGACCAATAGAGCTGGTCTCCCGGTTGATCCACTCTGGAACCAACATGCTCATTTTTTCCATCAACTGATCCAAATAAGCAGCTAACAGACCGGCCATAGAACAATCGATCTCCATTGATTCAGTCCCAGCATCCGAGTTTTCATCATAACAGGATGCATCATAGTCGCCACATGGATCATATGTGTAATTGTGTCGATGATAATGTTCCTGTTCCTCGGCTGTTTTCTTGCGTATCACTGGGCGAATCTTACCATCATCATCAGCAGCACTAATTTTCAAATCCATCGGAGATACAGTGGTTGGATGAGTTGCCTGGACATTGTCACTGTCCTCTGCTCTCATTTGACGATGTTTCTCTCCCTTTAGTCTATCCAAGGTATCTTTTGTAGCTTCAAAACAGGGTTTTGCATCATTGCCGAACTCACTGTTTACATGGGAGTTGTCACGATTATTTTGGCTCTCAAGGAACTCTTTTCTGCTCATATCAGATGGATCCTTACGACCCCTGCTTCGCTCGAGTAGTCGTTGCACTGTACAACTAAATTCATCGTACACGGCTTGGTCATCATACTTCTCAAAATACCCTACCTCGGTCCAGCGATCCTCTGGATACACTCTGAATTTGATACGCAGGTCGCCCTCATCACGGCGCACCTGACAATCATATTTGTTGGCCAACTCCTCGCGATCCTCAAAAACAGGGAGCATGCGTTCTGGTGAGTCACGAAGTAGACCATATAACTCCTCCCGAGTACAGAGGTCCCACAGCTCTATCTCTTCCTCAAGATCCATCTCATCACCATCGTCAGCATCTCCACTTCCATTTCCATCATCATCGCCATCATCTTCAGCGGGAACATCATTTTCAGCAGTAATTTCGTCCACGGGCTCCGTCGTACCACTAACAGCAATCTTAATGAATGGGTTTGTCTGCATGGCTTCTGGTAAATCTAGTGATTGAGGGTCCGCGGCCACATTTTTCTGTTCAGCGGCTTCCATTGCGGCTTGGGATAGCATGATGTTTGGATTGTTGTTATAAGTTGTAATATACTCTCGGTATCCCTCTAAGTACTATCTGATCAGGGACAATATGTAATCAAGTTGAAAACAATTTAAAATTAAATAAATCCATTTTTCGCAAATTTGAAGCCGAAAGGGCTTAGGGGCATCCCTACAAAAGATACTATCACAAAAACAATAAAACATGGTTGCTAAGGATACCGTCAACGTACAGGACATTGTCAACAGCTTCAGTGGAAAGGTCAAGACCAAGTACACTCTGGGTGATGAGGTTCTGTCTGACATTGAATCTATGATCAACGAGATCCTATCTGGCTACTTTATCTTCTCTGAACCACAGCAACTGACTGCTGCCGATGAGTCTGTTGGCAAGAAGAAGGCCAAGGGTCCCAAGAAGCCACGCAAGACATCTGCGTACAACGTCTATGTCAAGAAGATGATGCAGGAAGAGACTGTCAAGGCCGCTGTCCCAAGCGAGAAGATGGGTATGATCGGCAAGATGTGGAAGAAGCTTGATGATGCTGGCAAGGCTCCATATGTGGAGGAGGCCAACGCTCTCAATGCCGCCAACCCTGCTCTCCAGGCCGCTGCGACCGAGACCAAGACAGAGGCCACTGCCTGAAGTGGCAAGTGAGATCTGTGCTAAACTAAGATTGGAAGCGACTGTATTTCTGTAATTGCTTTACAATCGTCTTACAATTGCTTTGTAATATCGATTCAACTGTAAAATACATTGAATCGATATTTTTGACATGAATACAGTACTTAGAGAGATCCCAACATACACAATCACAGGACAGATTATGCTCTACATTTTCAGTGAAGAACCCGCTTTTGAGGATATAACGCTCTCAATTCTGAAGGCGTTTATCAGTCAGGGAGTATCTCTCAGAAGGATTCAAAGCCTTGACAAAGTGCACCCAGATGATGATTTGGTAATTATACTCGGTTTGAACACGCTCAAGGTTAGCACCTTGCCAAAGAATTACATCGCATATCAGCTCGAGCAAACTGCCATTGATAATTCAAGACCATGGTTCAGCGATGAATATATCAAGCGCCTAGTGGGAGCGCGCGAAGTTTGGGATTACAGTTTACAAAACATTGTCAATATCAAATCGAAGTTGGCCAGTCAATCGATCAGATGTCCATCGTTTCGATATGTCCCAATCACCTATCTACCTCTATTTGACAAGGGAGATGAGACCGTCGAAAAGGAGATCGATGTCCTATTCTATGGATCAACCAATGCCAGGAGAGAACGCATGATGATGGGTCTCAAAAAGGCAGGTCTCCGTGTCCATTTTGCTGGCTACAATTTGTGGGGACCCAAGAGGATCGAACTAGTCAACAAGTCCCGCATCGTTTTGAATATTCACTATTACGAGGACCCAATCCTAGAAGCAACTCGTCTGGCTCCACTGGTTAGCCAAGGGGCGTATGTAGTCTCCGAACCAAGTGTTGATCGCGCTCTTGATAAGTTTTGGAGCAGGTATGTTGAATTCGTGGAATACGACAGTATCGTGGAAAGGTGTCAGAACCTTATAGCCAGTGATAGGCAATACACTTTGAGCGAGGCGCACAATAATTTCAGACAGGAGCCATTCCTGGGAAAACATGGACTGGATTACCTGATCCCATGGAGCAAGAAGAAACAGGAAATCCCCGACAATGCTGATGAAATTGAGACTGATGAGACAGATGAGACTGATGAGACAGGTCCTGAGGTCGTGTCAAGGGAAACGGTCAAGGTCAAATTCCGGGATGCCAAACTTAAAACCACACAGGCAGACGATGGTGCTGAAATTCAAACTCTGGCCTTGCCAGACATACCATTCACAGATCTACCAGAAGTGACCATTGTAACTCCCACATATAACAGATCTGAGTTGTTCCCCATTGCTGTGCGCAATTTCCGTCGTACAATCTATCCAGAAGATAAGCTGCGGTGGATCATCATGGATGATAGTAATGAAAAGCATCGTGCAAAGAATCGAGAACTGGTAAAAGGAGACTATCGTATCAACTATGTTGAAGTGAGTCAGAAGATGAGTATATCTGATAAGCGCAATTACCTGGCTGATCTATCCGAGACTGAGTGGATCGTCCACATGGATGATGATGACTATTACAACCCGGAGAGCGTCCTGGCGCGCATCAAACTGTTACTCAAATATCGTCATGCTGGTATCAGATGTGTTGGGTGTACATCTATCGGTATTTATCATTTGACAGAGAACTACAGTTACCTCATGGACTGCAAGTTTCCATCTGAGGCGAGCATGGCATATCACCGTAGTTTCTGGGAGGATCAACAATTCCCTGCAGGTGAGGTACAAGAGGGAGAGGGCATTCCATTTGTTCAGAATCGCCAGGATCAAGTCCTGAATATGCCCTATAACTTTAATTTCATCGCGATCACCCACAATAAAAATGTAACTGGCAAATTGAGAACATTCAATGTTGATGCGGAACAAAAATCCACTAATTTTTTCAATCTATGGGACTTCGACACACAGCTCTTCTTTATCAAAATGAGTCGCGTCGCAG